CTCCTAATTATTACATATATTTATATTTACACACTGCAAATAAAAAAGGCCCTTCGTAGAAGAGCCTTTAATACGTGCTTCGAGCAAAACCTATTAAGTTCTACCACCTGGAGTAGCGAAACCGTTACCATTATCACCAGGACGACCACCACCATATGGGTGAATGACTTGACGTGCGTGATCAAAACGAATCGAAATGTTAATTTTCATAGCTTCGTTGTCAGAATAAGCTAATTCGTTAAAGTTAGTGTTCTTCAACCAGCATCCTTCAAGAGTCCATGTTTCGAGAGGTTGGGTGTTACCATCTAATGTTTCAATAATGGTTTCAAACTTATAAACAGCAGCATCGCCAGCGGTAGCTAAGTATTGCTGTGCAGCAGGATCAGCACCAATCAACCACTGTTGCTTCTGTAGTTGTTGCTTGATGATGGTTGCGGCTTGTCCTGTGATATCATCTTCAAATACAATCGGACACTCTTCCCAATTATGCTTTCCAGCAATCCACGATCTTGAGTTGTAGCGATGTAGTTCAACTTCTTCAAATGACAAGCTTGGACGAGCAACACTAATTGCTTGAATCGATAGACTCTGGCTGGCTGTACCTCCACCAATCTTGTTGAAAGTTACGCGCCATTTGTTCTTTAGTTTTGGTTGTAAAATTCCGGTTCCTACATCTGGAATACCGAAGTCGTTAATGGTTGCCATAGTATTAATGCTCCTTATGTAATGAAATGCGACATTTCTTCTTTATAGTATTTATGGTCGGTGTCTAAAAACAAACGAAAATTTAACACTATTTACTGGCACATTTCGCTCGATTAAAAAAATCTCCCCTAATACAATTCACTTGCGTGTCCATATTAGGGGAGAGAATGGTTACAAACCGTTTAGGCTGTAATTACCCCATAGCCGCACCAGTTGCAAGAATTCTGATAGGAATGTAGATGAATTCAACAGCCTTTTCAGGTTTGAGAGCAACATCAATGTAAAGCTCATTGCGGTCAATTCTGTCAGGTGTGTTGTTCGAATCATCACACACTGTAGCGAAGTCATACAAACCACGCTTGTGCATAATACCACTCAAGAAACTATCAACAACAGCCTTAAGGTTATTACGTGTTAATTGATCGTTTGGTTCAAACAAGAAGCTAACAACGTTCTTGCGTAATTGACGCTTGATATACTTCATCATACGAGAAACACTCACACGATCCATTGCACTTGCGTCGAGAGCGGAAGTCTTCTGACCAAATACAACCAATCCACGGCCCGGTAAGTTGGTAATTGGATTTAAGTTGGTGGTGTACTTGTACATATTGTCACGCTGTCCCTGGGTCAACGGAGCAACATTAAATGTTGTTGCTGTACCAAGTGTACCAGTAACAAAGCCGACCTGGGAAATACCTGAAACCTGACCACGACGAGTACCAGCAGGAGCCCACCACAAATCAGCCTGGTTATCGCTATAAACATACGTTCTCAAGGCGATGCCGCTGGCAGCAACCATAATATTCTTACCGGTGAATGGGTGAGAAGTTAAACCGTGTGGGTAGTAGTAAGCAACGTGAGCACTGTGGATACGAGTACTGGTATTTGAATCACCCCACACAACAACATCATCAGGATTCATATCCATAGGAGTATCAGCAATAACAAGAGCTTCCTCCATGATATCGATGCTTAAAGTATTCATTTCATCAACAAGTTCGTGATAGCCTGGGCATACGATCAAGTTATATTCAAAGTTTTCAGCACGAACATCTTGATTGCTACTTACTGTAGCTTGCAATGCTGTAACGATAGCAAGACGACGAGCAGCATCGTTGGCACCAAGGCTTGTGATATTCAAGAACTGAACAGTATATTGGAAGTCTGTGGCAGCATCAACTAGTAATTGAGCAGCTTCAGCAGGCGTAAATTCAGTTGCAACAACAGAACCTGGACCAGTAGCAACCCAATCAGCAATCATTGTATCGGTGCCAACAAAAGAGCCAGTTGCAACCTGATCATAACCATTTGCGTATACATCTAATGGGAAACTAGTAGCAGTTGTGCCACTACCTTCAAACCAGTTACCTGTAATAACACCACTGATGTTACGTACAACGATTTTCGCAAAAGAGTACTTATCATACACAATCTGCATAGCAGTGTTGAGATCAGATTTCAATTCAGTTGATGTTACTGTTTGTTTGTACAAGTCAACTAATGTAGCAACAGGAACGGAGAAACCAGCACCTGTACCACCAACGTTAACAGTGGCAGCAGTTAAGGAGTCGCCAATAGTGTATCCTTTGCCTGGAGTCACAACCGAAACAACAGTTACAGCACCACCAGCGACTGTAATGTTTGCAGTAGCACCCGAACCGGTACCACCAACTAATGGAACGTTGGTGTATACACCATCTGTATAAAGGCTACCAGGAACAATTGCGCCAACCGTACCAACACCATGAACATCACTAGGAATGTACTGGTTAGTAGCATTATATTCAGCAATGCGAGCTGCTGTAATCTGCTCTAATAAAGCTCCAGCACCCGAAATTGGATTAATTGTTTTACGATCCCACATAGCAAGAATGCTAGCGCGGTCATCATCTAAGTTTACGTTAGCACGTACAACAAATGCTCTGTTACCAATCCCAAGAAAGCTGTACAATGCAGCCAAACCGTACTCGTTACGAGCATCACCATGTTGAGGGTTGCCTTGATAATCTTCCCAGAAAGTTGGGGAGCCGTATAAACTATACAATTGGCTTGCAGTTGTAATGGTTCTGATAACATCATGCTCGGTAGTTCCTTCATATGGCAATCCAGTTGTCTGGTTGATTTTTTCATCAGTGGTTGCTATAAAGAACAACGGTACAGTTGACGCAGCGGCTGGAATAAAGAACGATTCATCCGTAATGGTTACTGAAACGCCTGGACTCACTAAAGTTGCCATGTTTAACTCCTTTTTTAAAAACATTTGTTTGTTATTGTGTGAATACACATAGTAATGCAATGTGTACTATAATTTCTCTTAATTGTATTTATAACGAACGATCGAAAATGTGTAAAAATATCTCGCAATAACAAAGTAATTGTTATTTAATGTCCAAGTCTCTTGCAGCCGATACTATTAATTCGTAATCCAATCCTTGGTTCTCTAATTGATCAAGAATGTCTTGTGAACCATCACCGAAAGTTTCGACGGAGCCTATTCGCATGTAAATGTCGTTCACAATTTCAGACTTGAGGCGTGCTGGCGCCGAAATGTAAATTGGCATATCAAAAACCAAAGTAGTAACGATCATACGACGGTCGGTACTAGCAGGATAATTTTCTTCAAAATTGATATCGCGCAACTCAACAGTGGTTATTTTGCTCCAATCAAAGGCGCCATCTGATGTTTGAATTTGTAAAACTGGATCAAATAACACCAAAATTTGTTCAAGGATTTGAAAGTGAGTGCTCAAATTGCTTGTATAAATTGATAACTCAATTGATGTCATATAAGGAATTGGCATATATTGGTGCACAACCTTGATATCATCAGGAATTAAACCACCACGAGGAACATGAGTAGTAGTTCTTACAGTACCCACCCCCTTATAACGATCAGGTGCCATGGATAGATTGCGTAGATAGCAACTCATAACAGGCAACCTCATAGGCACGTTTTGGGTATTGTCATTTAGAATAGATGCGGTTACACGATCCTTGCTGCCATAGTGAACAGGTACCCTCACAGATGATATTTCGCCAGTATCGCGTTTGCCCGTATGGATCGTCAATCCAGTAAAAATCGACATGAACTGAACAATATATTTCTCTATTTGTTCATTGTAGTAATAGTGGTCTATAGCCATTAAAAAGGTTCCCTTTATTTAACAATTTTATCCGCTGGAACAGCAGTGGAATCTTGTAAAAATTCTTGTAATTTTGGTTTAATGCCGTTGTACCTCATCCGTTTGTCTTCTTCTACGAAAATCCAACGATTTTTCATCAAACTCCATTTGTATAATCTTGGTGGAATTGGATCACTTAAACCAACATATGTGAGTCTGTGATACGCAGCATCAAGTGGATTGGTTGGGAAGGTAGGACCTTCTGTGTACGGTAAACCATTAGGTGGTAAACCATCTTCAACATACAGACCATTAGGATTAACGTTAAGTTTTGCAATATTAACACCTTGAGCTGCAGCCTGCGCGACCTCTTCTGCTGTAAATTGACGTATGTCATCAGGATCACCACCACGTTCAGGCACCTGGGTGTTTGCAGATTCTCGTACCTTTTGGTCGCCAAGCAATCCTTCGATATTGAAAACACTTTGCTCAAGATGTGCAAAGTCGTTATCGGTATTTGGTAAGTTCAAATCACCCACAATATCCATTGTTTCTTGACTAGCAAGCATTGGTTTGGCTGTAATACGTTGAATCATAGGTTTCCAACCTGGGGTAAAACCTTCGGTTGCCCAAGTTGTGTCTGTTACTTCCAAAAACTTCTTAACAGGCTTCATTTCAGCTGTATATTGCGTTTCACTTGGAATTTCTAAGATGTCACCAATCACAACTGGCCGCCCAAGTACAGACACGATGGAAGTGAAAGAAGCACGAATAACATATTCTTGTGTTATTCCCATATCCATACCAAAACGAGTTAGGTCAGTAGCCGGCTCCTGTAAATCATAAAATCCTTTAAATTGCAAGCTGGCATTAGCGTAGTTTCTGTCTCTATTTTCGAAGAACCCATTTTCATCTTGAATGTTGGACAAGTTTGTTGATGCATAATCAATAAGTTCTAATGAACACACACCCCAAAAATCTGTGGCACTTCCATTAAAGGTTAATGGTCGAATTCTCCAATATCTAGCTGGTGCAGATTGTTTGATTGATATTTGGTGGTTATCACAGTCATCAGGTAAAGCAATGATATCAACTCCATACCAAACTTTATCATCGTCCGAACGCTCAACACGAGCCTTGGTAACTCTATTTGTTTGGACACATGATTGACTTATTTTAATAGTTGTAATGTGTTGTTTAACTTCCGTCTCAATACCATAACGGAGGCGCCCGTTATCCAATTTGATTGGACCAAAATCATACCCAATATAAGCATGTTTGGTTACAAGATCACCTTTTTGTGTTGACCGCCAGTCAGCACCATTATTTGAAAAGGCATTAATGGCTGGAAAGGCTGGATATTCGCCACTGGAAATAGCACTACCGTTTCCGGTCAAATCAATCAATCTACCCTGTTCGTGTATACCCAATAATTTAAACACATTTATAGGTGCACCACCAATATTTAAATGCTCGGCGATCAAATCACCCATCATTGTGTTTGCTGGATCATCTCCTAAATTGTAGTTGTATATAGCCATTTGTATGTTCCGGTATTGGTTATTAGCCCATGATGATGGTGCTATTTAGACCATATTCTTCAATATCAGTAGCAATGAAATCGTCAAGTTCCTGCCAGCATTTTTCGAAATCGGCGTTAGCTTGTTGTCTTAAATCTGAAGCATTCAACGCAATTCCACCACCAGCCCCTGGTAATGACTGGTACTTACCACGAATTTCGGCAAGAATCATACGAGCTTCGGCAGTCGCCCATGTTTGAATCCAGTTATTCAACAAACGATCTCCAAGTATGTCTTGTTCAGTGCGTTCGATAGTTGCATCAACTAGTATACGTTCCTTACGCCATAAGTTTTGTTGAATGCTCAACCTACGCTTACGTTCGTCCCACTTATACATCAAGTTAGCGGCGAATAATTTCTCCATCAATTCCACATATTCGTTGATGATGTGGTACGAAACCAAATCAAATGTTCCCATTTGGTATAAGTGTTGTAATACTAATTGTCCATAGACACCTTGCCCTTCAGCTGTACCAAGGAAAGCAGATGTCATTCTGTAAAGACCCATAATATTAACAATTTTGTTAAAACCAACGGCCTTATCCGACATAATATAATGTTGTTGACCAGGCATGAGATCCATAAAGAAATAAACACGCTCGTAACCAGTAGAGCTTGAACGACGAATAACTTGTAAAGCTTGATCAATACAGAAATCTAATTGTTCCTTAGTTAATTCAACTTGAATCGTAGGATATCCTAATTCAAGAAGAATGTTTTCGGCCATATCACGGCGTTCGTCGGACGAACCATCTGTGCCGATNCCTTCGATAGCCCAGGTTGGATAATTTGATACACCATCTGTGCCATTTACAGGAATCTGAATCTTTCCAGTGGGTGTTAATGATGCAAATAAACCAAATGGGAATGGAGGGACAACAAAAGTACCATCCACGATATAAATCGTGGATTGACTACCGAGTGTTCCACTGAAAAAGGCGAGATTGCCATCATTCAATACGACAAAAGCTGGTGCAATCTGACTAACCCAGGCAGTACCATTCCATGAGTATAGAGTGCCAGGAACGTGTGAATTATCATACCAAAGTGTCCCAGTTGGTGGTGATGGCACGGTAACTGAATACATTAATGGAACCCAAGCACCGTTCCATTGCCATAGCGTATTGTTGGCTGTGTTGAACCAGTAGCTTGCAAGAGCAGGCACAGAAGGGTTACTATCATGGAGTGTGTATGTTAATGCCACCCAATTGGTTCCGTTGTAGATGTACCACTTGTCTTCAACTGTGTTGTAGTAGTAATCACCATTAGCAACAATGGTTGGGTCAGTTGCCCAATTGATATAAGTTACGAGGCACCATTGTGAACCATCCCAACGATACATTTTTTGTGTAGAAGGCACATACCAAATATCGTCTACTGCCATAACAGCAGGTTGAGAAGGGTCTACACCAGAAACGGTGAAGTTTGGTATAATTTTCCATGCCGCTGTTAACTGGTCCCAAATATATAATTCATCAGTAGTTGTATTCCACCACAACTCCCCAACAAGTGCTACAGTTGGATCCTTTGTCCATACAAGAATGTCGGTTAATACCCATGTTGTACCATTCCAAACATGCAATTCTTCAGTAGATGGGTTATACCATGCGAAATTAACAGCAGGTAATGTTGGTTCTGTGGTTCCAACATAGAACGCATTTGTTAACACATCCCAACTTGCACCGTTCCAAACATTAATGGTATTAGTCGTTTCGTTAAACCAATATTCACCAACAACCGCAATTCTTGGATCTGTTGCCCATAATATAGCAGTAGTGTTAACCCAGTGCCCCGCGACAGGATCTGTGGTATTACATGTACCAAGATAATCTTTCCAGTAAGAAAGAGTGTTATCGGTTTCATTGAACCAATAAGAGTTGCATACAAGTTGTGGAACACCTGCAGGATCTGTTTCTTGAATTTTGGTAACTAGAGGCTTCCAAATAACACTATCCCACACATATGTAGTGGTACCGTCAAACCAAAAATCGTCACATGTTAGTTCGTTGGGAGCTTTAATATAGTGGATGCCTGTTTTAGGTACCCAAGCAGCACCATCCCACTGATATAACGTAGTTGTGTCTTGTTCAAACCAATAAGCTCCGACAGCTTGTACTGTTGGGTCAGTGGCACTGAATACAGGATCGAGTAACACAAGCGCGGAACCATCCCACTGATACAACTTTTGGTTCGTGGTATCGTAGTAATATGCACCGGTATTTGGTGGCATAGCCCCTTGAAATGGGCTACTTGCTGTAGCAAGTTGGAAGTTAATGTTATTAATCAAATCATCAAACGTTGCAGCATTGCT